TCCTTTTCTTCTCTCCGATTCTCCTGCGGTATCATCTACAAATTCTTGACCGACTTCATCTCGGAAAAAATTCAAGGATACAGAATATCTTCCTGGAGGAAGTCCCTTGCCATCGTGCAACCGGTTCAAAACAGAAACCAAGTCTATTTGCAAGTTATCGGGGGTTGTATCTTCTCCTGCTCCTATAGCGTTAGAGTCGGAAGCAAACGTTAATAATCTCAAAGCCGGATCGCCCGGTCTTAAATTAATATGGCCGACAATTTGATTTAGCTCATCATACACATAAACTTCAACTACATCCCTCGTGGTTTGTCCGAATACAATAGCACTTTCCGCTGGCGCTCCACTACTTGTTGTTCTCTGAATTAGCTGTACGTCCTTTTGCGAGACACGAGATGGTCGCTGGTCCTGTAAATCTGGTAGCTGATCTGGAAAGTTATTTTGGTTTGCCATTGTTAAACAAGTTCCTTGAATTCTATGTCAATGACTTTTCGAACTGCCTGTGGATCATATAACCTGCTTTTCATTAAAGCAGTAATGTACACAGGAGTTACAGATGCTCTGTCTACAATAATGGAATTTGCTAAGTCTCTCTGAGCAATCCCAACGGAACCAATGACACTACGGTCCAACAATGTCTTTAATGTACGTTCTCTGAGTCGTTCATCCAGAACAAAGTCAATCGCATCTGGACGCTCATCAGCAGTCAAAAAGTTTTCAACTCTGACTATAGTCGCATTTAGCGGATTGCCTTGCGCGTCCGCTGGTACTCTCAAATCAGACCTAACAATTGTCTCACCAGTACTACTATCAAATATTTGCGCCATCAGATTACCCTAAATCTGTGTCCCGTATCTATAATTTCTGTACCCCAAGACTTCGGAACCGCCAACAACACTTTGTAAGTGCGATTGCGATACATATTTTCAATCTTTAGGTCAAAGTAAGAACCAGAATTGTCGGCACTTAATAACGAGCCACTATCAAACGGAATAATTGTCGCATTGGTGGCCGCATCGACAATACTGTACATGGAACCGGATTGGAGAATGAAATCATTTGCAAATCTAAACCTATCAAAAAAGCTTTTTACTGGTTGTACTGACCTAGCATTTACACGAATTCTATTCACCGATCCAGTTACATATATCCTTTTCATATCTGGCAATAAGACTTCAAACTCATCTCCGGCCAATACCAGCCCACAGCTATTATCGGTCCTGAAAACTTGGTCTACCCATACAGCTTCAAGAGTAGGAGGATAAACAGTATGAGTATTTCTGGAAAAAAACTTGATGTTCGTTTGAACTCGACTATTAGTTTCGTCTGCATTCGAAAGTTTAATCATCATCCCATTATTACTGCCAGACAACCACGACTGCACTTGCTGCGTTACATCCAACCGAATATCGGTCGGGAGCCACGAAAATGAATAGGTAGCAAATAGGGAGCCAGTAGTCCCACCTGCAAGAGACCATGTGGCCTGCGTAACGTCTTTTACTTCCCAACTAACCCCGTCTTCAGAATTCACAAGGTCTTGATAGAAGTAACCAGTTCCTTCGTCCCAACGCTCCGCGACCGTCCAAAACTCTAATACTTGATTTTGTTGAAGGTGTTCAATATTTGCCACTCGCAAGTTCAAAAATACCTGAGCCCCCGATGGCCACGGCAAAAAGTTAGTAACATCAAATTGTATTAGAGAGCGAATAGCATCTGAGCCGTCATCGCTTTTTCCTACCTCTAGTATTTCGTCAAATCCAGTATTCCTAAGAGGAAACTCTTGATACAAAGAGGCGTCCTGTATTGGAACAATAAACTTTCTAGCCACGTGCTATCTCCTTACTCTTACTGAACAGCGCTTCCGACAATATCAGTATCTGGAAACCGCAACTCAAAAATCATCGGATCAAGCGATGGAAACACAATATTCTTTTCTACATCTAGAGCGTTACCTTGAATGTCATACCGCAAGTTAGAATAATCTCCTCCATCCTTGAATGCATACTTATTGACAATCTCCAAACTCACAACGCTCTGCACTCCTTCCACCGATGCTATTTGCAAAAACAAATCATTCATGATGATGGGCTGGTTTATGTCCCATCTATCAATGTTAAAAAAGTCCTTTACAGCATCCAAACAATTAGCCAACACCTCATTGACATTTTTCGATTTGAATACCGCAACTTTAAAGTTTACACCAATATTCACCACAAAAGCATCAAGAATCTGTATTTCATCTGTCAAAATCTTATAAGCCGACAAGTATTGCTTCAAATTCATTTTCGTTTGGTCATTGAGCGTAACCAGCTTTTTGTTTTGGTCAAATCCTAAAACATATAAGTTTATTAGACGCGGCTTTCCATTATCAAGAACAAACTGATCTGCTGAAGAAATAGTCGGCAAGTTAGCAGCAGTTTTTATGTCACTAAGTCTAGCAGCGTTTACAGCATTCAGTTGGTCATCCTCAATCACGAAAGCCTTAGCTACACTTCCAAACCTAGACGGCATTGCATGAACTCTCGCTATATAATCCTCAGCAGTCACCAAACGATTCTGAGAGTTAAAAAACGCCAATGTATTCTGACGAATCTCTTCTACACTATCTGCCCCCTTACCGCCTGTTGCTGGCTCTGGATTATTAACTGCAAACGATTTGACAATATCATCAAACAGAGACTGTTCAGATGGTAAAAACACATCACGATCGTTCAATACGGAAATCCGTCTTACCTTATTTATAGTGTTAGACGGCACATTGCTTTCTAGCCCACCTCCAACCACATAAGTTATGGTAAGCGTAGTATGCGCTGGAGCCAATCCAAAAGCGGTCGAAGATAGAAAGTCTGCTGGGTCAAGTGGAGTAGACGAAATCCTTGTTTGAAACTCTTCACTAGCAATTTTACTTGCATCAAGGCTGACCAACTCACTAGTATCATCCAATACGCCAGACCCGAAAATAATTTCTAGTTGAAACGAATCGTTATAGCGTGTAATAAATCTTCTCGGCTCGCGTTTGAATTTGATAATTTTGCGAGGCGGCAAACTAATTGAACTCCCGGTAACTGGAGTAACATTATCTTTGTCGTCTATGATAACATCTTGAGCTAAATAATCTACTTCTGACCACTCATTTCCGTTTGAGTCAACAATTTTTAAAACACCCAACACATTCTGGTCGGGGATGGTGATTTTAGCAAATCTTTCAGGATCGCCAAAAGTTGCCGTAGTAGTCTTAATGTCTCCGGCTTCTAAAATGGCCGTCTTTTTCACCAAATACGTTTGCGGGTTGTTGTTTCCATCTACTGCAAATACTGTAATTTGTCTATCTTGTGGATCTCCAAAGTTAATTTCCTGTATATTCCTAAAGTTGACTGAGCCGAATTCATCCGAAGAAAAAACGCTATTAGGCGCAATCCTCAAATAAAATCTTTCATCAGGAAAAAAGCTTGATGCTGAAGTTTGCGATGGAACAAGCTGAAAAACATCTGCTGTTGTCCTAGCAGCCGCAGATGGCTTCGGCTTAAACCCAAATGCTTGCGCTATATGAATGATGTTTTGGGGTTCTTGAGCAAAATTAACTAGATTTTCCCTAAACTGCGTATCAATGTAATAACTCAAAACATCTCCAACATACGATGCAAGTTCAATAAACATCATCCCCGGAGACGTTTCATTAAAGTCTTTATATGTGTCGGGAAAATACACCTTTGCAAAGTCAATCAGATTCTGACGGAACTGCGGAAATGTCTTGTTTAGGTACCGAATTTCTTTGACTTTTGGTGCAAAAGATTTCCCTAATCTCTGAACAGTTATTGACGAATTAGCCACAAAAATTCCTCAAGGTTAAAACTGAATAACAACTGTGTCAGTAATCTGAGCATTCGAGGCCAAACTAAATTGTAACTGTACTTTCGTTAAGTTATTGTCTTGGTCCCGCTGCACAGTTATGTCATCTATGTTCAAAAATGGCAACCATTGATTTACCGCTCGCAATATAGCTGAGCGCACATTATCTTCGTATTCCGAGTCCATTTGAGTAAATACCAAAGAATGAAGGTCAGAGCCCAATTCTGGCTCAAAAACCCTTTCACCTTTTCTTGTAAGAAGTAAGCTGACTAAGTTAGACTTAGCCTGTTCTAACGCCGTTTGAGACTGAGCAAAATAGCCTGTCTTCCCGCGACGTAATGGGAGGGTTACTCCAATACCACTCGGCATATCACACCTCTAATTAATTAACTTTTTACACCCGGACGCCAATTTTTTCTGCGCTCTGCTTCTTCCAAAACCTTTTTTGCTTTTTGTCCAAGAGCGTCAACGATCATATCTGGTACTGACCCAGCAACGGATGGTTCATAAGTTTCAATAGTATCTTGAGAAGCAACATCACTTGCTTGAGCCACATCGTTAAGATGTGCTACTCCCATTTTAGCTTCCCAGTCTCTCAACCCACCCTCGACTGGAACTCCTGCTATAACTTGCGCTGGAGGCGTAGCCACCGCTCTAGGAGTAGGATTCATATCTCCGTAACCTAATGATGCTTTCAATTTATTCACATCAAACAAAACATCTTTTTTTGCTATCTTTTGCTTAGATTCCGACTTATTTATCTGAGACTTCTCCTCCATTAACATTTGTTTCATAACATCTGTTATTACAGTACGAAGCAACTCAGGCAGTATAGCATACAACTCTTTTTTTACTTCTTCTCGCAACAGCAACTTCAATTCTTTCTTGGTCATAGAAAATTACCCGTTAGTTTTAGTGACAAAGTTGTCTCGT